ATGTCCCAGATTTCACCAGGGTTAAATGTATTATCTAAATTGTCCAGATCATTTACGTAATCTGAGGTCTGGTTGACTTTTTGCATCCAGACATCAATTGTATTACTTTTCTGAACTGTGACCTTACGTGCCATTATAACTTCTCTATGATCTGTTTCATCATGTTTTTCAGTTCAGAGACATCGTTCTTTAAATTTTCAATGTCTTGGTCTTTTTTCTTTTGAGATGCCTTTCTGGCTCTCATAGCCTGAACCTGTTGTTCACTGTTTGTATAGAGAACGGCCCCTGTTTCTTTATCACGAACCAGACCGGGCCGATCTTTAACTTTTTGATATTCCATTATGTACTCAATGCGATCGCTCTTAAATCCCTCAATATAGGCACTTTAGCCGAGTTTGTAGACGTCATCACAACCTTTAATTGGAATTGTGTAAACGCCTGTAAATTACCTCCAGGACCACCTATCAGATAATTGTACTGTCTGTAAACTGTGGGGTTTTCATCTGAAGGAATCTGTTGCTCTTTTTCAACAAGGGTGAATGGCTTTTTATTAATGTCCTCACCGCCGGCCTCTGATGTTCTAAAATAAACTTTAAAATCTGCAGCACTTGGTCTATGTGCCGTTAGACACACTTTCAGACCTACAGCTGATGCTTGCAGTGTTATAGCTCTAGTTATATGTTTTGCACCTTGTGATCCACTACTTGGATTTGTCTCGTTAACAAAATTCAAAGGTATGTTAAACCCTACGGATGTTGCACTATCTTGATTATCAATAAGGTTATTTACAAGGGTCATTGAGCAACGTTGTAGGTCGATCATAGGAGAAATAAAATCATTTCTTGAAATCATTGAGGCCTGTATGTCCAAAGATTTTGCACCTACAGCAATCTCATTGTCTGCAATTGAGTCAGAACATACTAGGTATGGTTCATTTGCATACAAAGTTTTACCTGGTACCATAGGAGCAAATACTGTTTCTTTGTCATATAACGATTGAATTGAACCGGCAAGAGACTTACCTTTGGTACCTCTAAACCCAAATGTCATGTTGGTCTCAGGTGGAATTAATTTTGATATGTTTGAGTAAATCACTGAGTATGGAATATTTTTTGTAGATTTTACATTATCACCACCACCGATTGCATCTGAATCAGCAGTCGTGTTCATTGAAAATCTATACCCACTTAAATCAACAGCTGTAATAGTATGGTCACCATTAATGGAATCCGCAGTGTAACCACCTATAGCCTCTGCCCCAGAAAGTGAAATTACATCATTTTCTTGTAGTCCATGGTTTGGAAACAAAACATCCACACTTCCAGAACCAGAAACTGTCTTTATTGGATTTCTTTGTAAGCATTCTTTAGGTAATGATGCATTGGATATATTTGCAAGAGCAGGAGCGCCTGTGTTAAATTTAGCACGATACAGTTTAAATTTTAGGTCTTGAGTTTGTTCTGCTGTAAACGTTGCCCCATTCTGTGAGTAAAAAAGACTGCCGACCGATGGGTTACGGTTAACAGTAGCTGAGGCAGAATTTAGGATTGTTTCATCAAGCTGTGAAATCCAAATTTCATATTCTGGAGACTCTGCATAAATACACATTGCAAAGTCCGTAAATGGTGACAAGTAAATAGGCTCATCAAATACAAATTGTGTTTCTGCACTGGCATCATTTGATGTGTTAACCTGATTAAAAGACTTGTATACAACAGACCCAGGTACAATTTGTGTGTCAACTGGCACACCATCACGCATAGGTCGTATGTGAAGAGACACCGGAATCTGTGTATCTGCTGTAGCAGTAAAGGTTGATTTAAAGTATAAACCAATTTTTGTTAAAAACAACCCGTGTGGCTCTGAGATAAAAAAGGATTGTGCTATGGGGTTTTTACCGTTAACATATCCTAAACTATTAACTGACATCTAATTACTCCTTAACCAACGGCCGCCAAACTATTTCTATAATCACCGTGTACCGTATAGACATTACCTCCACAGTATACATCATAGCTTTCAGTGTCAGTTGCTATGAAAACAGTTGGAACAAGTTGTTCTACATACCTTGTGGATTTTACCTTTACACCATTTATGTAGTCACCGACCACAACATCTTCTGTGTTTTTCCAACTTCCATTTACTAATACTGGGTGATCGTTTGTAATTTTAAGTTCATCATTAATTATATAATATCCATTTCTCATATGCTTATGCATAACTTCTGTAACGGTACCATATGAAACGACATCACCAACCTTAACGTTTGTTACTTCAGATATTATTCCATTTAGCATGACTTTCATATCTTCAAGTAAACATGCAAATCCATATCCACCTGCATCATCCCAACTATTGCTATAATCGACGGATCCTGTTTCATCTTCCCAACCGCTATAGCCGTTGTCGTTGTTACTATACCAACTACCTCCGCCATCATAACTTGTGGCGCCAGGTCCTGTACCACCTTCTCCACCACCTCCATAAGAATATGTAGGTGTGTTATCCACGACGGTTGTGCTACCTTCAATTTCCAATACACGAGTTGATTCAATGTCTTGATGGACTGTATCAAGATGACCCGTTGAGGTGTAAATTGCTCTTGCAATACTTCCTGCTTTATCTTCTCTGTCACCTTTTGTTACATCAAGTATCTTAATCTCATGTGTACCACATCTAAATTTATCATCACCAGCATGAGGTACTTGGAACGATATTGTAATTGATCCAGCAGCATCTGTTGTCAATGCAGTTTTACCATCCTTATGAGTTGTTTGACCTTTTAGTGTATTACCAAAATCGGCAGTAGTTGCCGCATAAGGTGTGAACGATGAGGTCTGTCTTACAAACTCTGCCATCGGCCTGTTGTTCATAAACAAGAATACATTTGTATTTGGTCGAAGACCGTCAACTTTCATCTCGACAATACGAGATCTGATGAACGGTAGAATGGCACTATAAAGAACTCTTTCGCCGATAACCTCTTCAACAATCTTTTCAGAAATAACTTTATTAACTGTTTTCCTTGTGATATATCCTTGCGAATGATCATACGTATCTGTATTATCACCAACCTTAAGATCCTCTAAATCTTTACCACCCCAGTTCCAAGCCCAGTTATCCCATTGCTTTGCAAGATCTGTACTTAGTTCAGTGCCCTGGTCAAAGATTGTCCGAGTCCCAACCTCTTTATCTCTCCATTCATCTGAAGCAGGTGACAAGTGCATGTTACCTGTGTAGATGGATGTGTCGAAAGGATTAATTTTTACAGCTCTTGTTGCAAAAGGATTATCAATCCAAACCTCTTCAGTAAAGTCGAGATACAGATTATCACCACGCCTTGTAATACCTGGTGAATTATCTGAATCAAAGACCAATCTGATATTATCCTCTCCACATAAAGGCCTTAACAAACCTTTTGTAGGATCAATAGATGCTCTATATCCTGTACGTAAATCTGAGAGCCTGTGTGATGTAAAGTTATCAACAAAGAACCCAGACTTTGCACGATTCAGTCCAGCGGAGTCAAGAACCTCAAAGTTATCGGTTGCAAGTTCAAGCATATTTAATGATGTGAGTTCTTCAAGGCTAGTTAAACGTTTTTCAAGCCTATCAATATCCTTCATCGTATATCTACGATGATCAAGTTTTTGTACAGTTAAGTCAGAATCATTAAGGGTATTACCACGTAGTAAAAAGTTGTACAGTGGCAAAGTTTTTACCTGTGATGGCGGAAATGCTGGATTAAATGCTCTTTCCCCTTCAACAATTCTTAACAAACCTTCTTGGTCAATGACCAATTTAAATGTTTGATTTAAGTAGTACTCGTTATCACTTTGAACCAAGTCGGTAGGTTGTGGTAGAAACCCAATAGTGTTTTCCGAAAAGGTTCCGTTACTATCAACAGTTGGTCTAAAATCAAGATAGTTTCTGAGGAATAATGTATTACCCCTTGATGTTTTAAAGGACGGGATGTCTTTATAATTTGTATTTCCTGTATATGAACTTACACTGAAGAATGCACCCGGATCATGCGCGTAGTGGTCAAACTTAACATAAACATTACCGCCTGGTGCAGACTGCCCGCCAGATAAAACTAATCGACCGTTACCGTAAAAGGCATCTCGTTGACCGTTATCAACTGTAAATCTAGAAGTTAAATCAGTCCCATCTGAATCAACTGCACGAATCCTTTTTACGTTAATGATGTCCGGTCTTTTCAAGTCAATAAACTGTTCACCATCTGAATCCGTTTGCATCTGTGCTGTAACTGTGTGGTCAGTGATTACACGTTTTGCCCTTGTGATTGGTGTGGATGTTTGAGCGTAAACATAACACTTGATAGGGGCTGAGGCCGGTAATCCTGTAATATTCGTGGTGGTCGATTGTGATGTTGGAAACCCTCCAAGCGTTGAGTTAGACAGACGGCCGCCATTTGATGCATCTGTGATAAAGATCCAATCACCTGCGTTACTTAAAATATAACCGGTAGGAACTGAAATTGTAAATGTACCACTGTTTGTTGTTGTACCACTTCTTAAAATTTGCACTTCCATCTGTTTTCCTGTTACCACCTTTGGTCTTTTTTGTGGTAATGGATATAACAAAAGATTATCGTAAGGCTCTTCAAGAGTGCTATTTAACCCAGACTGTAATGGATTAAAGAAGTTATTTGCATCTGTACCAATTGATTTTACATCACGGAAATTTTGAGTTGTATTCATCTTAACATCAAATAGATAATATCTTAGATCTGCACCATTTTCGTGGACAGCACGAACACGAGCTCTACCTATCTGAGAACCACTCATATTTCTTCCAGACATTAGTCTTTGAGTGGCCATTGTCATGGTGTCTGGTCCACCTATAGCTGAATCACTTAACACATCAACATATGCACCATAGTCAACTGCAGTAAACTCTCCGTTTCTTTGTAGAGTTTCCGTAGGTTTATTAATTCTTATGCTTGAAGGGGCAAATCTTGCAGATCTGTAACCATCAACAACCGCAACTCCATCACTTACTTTTGCCAAAAGGTGTGCATTACTTGAGTCCAAACCGAACTCAAGACGGAATGGCTTTACAATATAGTCTCCAGAATTTTCTTTAATTCGTGTTGCAACAACGTCACGTGGAATATTATACTGCAAATTCTGTTGTGCGGATACGGCTTTAAATATGGCACCATTTTTTACGGTTGCAACATTTATAAAATTATCATCGGTCGTTGTTTGATCTTCTGTTGTCAACTGAAGTTTTATATAATATCTGTCAGCGCCTGGGGCTGTAGTGTTTGGTACAGTACCTTGGTTATCGTATAGACCGGCATCATCGTCAACACTAAAGACTGATTTAATTACCTTAAACCCAACTTCTTTACTAGGAATGTCCGAATACTTATCGACAATAGTTGTTTGTGATTCTGCAAAGACAAAGAACCCTTGCGTGAAATAAACCCCGTCACCGATAGTTGCACGTGTGCCTCTACCTACAGCAGGATTAGATGGTGTATTCGTAATCTGTACAATTCGTCCAGCACCAAGGCTTTCACTTGGCTGGAACCTAGGTGTTGTGGTTGATCCTTGAGCAGCAGAGGTATTTACATATTTAACGAAATATGTCACGGGATCTGCACCTGCAGCTGCAGTTACCTCTAAAACCTCAGCCTTAATACCTGAAGTACCGCCCGTAATAACATCACCAACATTTACGGCTGTGGATGTAGAGGTTGTGTCCAGTTTAACAAACTCATAGTTTGTATTGATGGACATACCACCAGGTTTTACAACTGCACCTTCTTTGAAAATATGATTACCAAACCGTTCAACTTGCTTGTTGATAATTGTTTGCATCTGTGTAAGTTCACGAGCCTGCAAAGCACGACCGCTGTTAAACAGTATCCGATAATAGCCGTCACTATCTTTGAAATCGTCTTTATACTTTGTTTCAAATAAGGTACTAGTATATTGAGTTGCCATAATTCAGTCCTTAGAATTGTAGAATGATTTTTATATCTTCGGCTTGTGTGCTTGTTCTTGACACAGGGCCTCTGTTATCAATATATAGGATATCACCTGTCGTGGTATCCACAGTAGGTAGGATCAATGCAGAATCAATAATACCTTGGCCGGGGCCATTTGTTTCTTCAATAATCTCTCCATCTTGGAATGGGGTAAACCCTGTGGCATCTGTTTGGTGATATAAAATTCTGTTTGAGTCAATATCATCTATGAATGCTTGTGCCAAAGTTGTTTGGCCTTCAATGATTTTGTCTCTAGTGAAACCTTGTACAATACTTGAAAGAATCATACTCTTTAGTGCATCTGATGTCAATGATGTGACAAGAGAACCCTGTTGGTTTCTTGGATCTTTTAACAAAGCAATTTGTCTAAAATCTTGATTTAACAAGAAGTTACTGTCTGTTCCTTCAAGCAAAGTGTGGAACATCATTGATGTGGTTTTAAGGTCAACTCGTGCATCTGCCCCAACACCGGAATCATTAAATGCAAGAACCGCTCGAGCTGATGCACCAAGGCCGCCACCACCAGAAATGTTAACGAATGCGGTTGTGTAACCTAGACCGTGAGCAAGATGTTGGCCGCTGTCTGCTATACGAATACGAGATAATGTACCAGTGGCAGAATCAATATCGGCTATTGCCTTTGCACCATTACCGTTACCTGAAAATGTAATCGTAGGTGGTTGCACAAAACCTGTACCAGGATCTGTAATGATAACAGAAAGGACTTGACCAGATTTTGCGCTATCTTGTACTTCTTTTTGTTTTAACTCAATACCGGTAGAGTTCGAATCAACGGTTAATTGTTTTTGCACAGGCATAAAGTTAGATGATTGAAACTGTTCTTGCTTTTGTGCAGATATCGTGTATAGGAATTTCCAAACATATCCATCTGATAAACGGAAGGAATCATTATTTGATCCAGTAGGCTCTACCACTGAAGGAACCGCAACACCTAGTCTATTTCTACCAGCCTCTAAACAAACGTAGACTTGGCTGTTATCATTTTTTACATAATAAGGTTGTGCGGGATACCCTTGTGCTCTATCATCGTACTGTGAATAAATTGTACCACTTGACCAGTTGTTACGTGGAACAACCAATGACGTTGACTTGACTCTTTTAATGGACTGCATTACGTCTCTAAAATCAGCAATGGTCTCTGGGTTGTTAACCGGAGTTGGTACGTTTTCACTTGAGTCCCATGGTTCAGATTTACCTATGGCTACATAGTAGTTTGCGGTATTATTCTGAAACTGTTCAAAGAAGTCACGGGCAATCTGACGTCTTAATGTATCTGTAATAACTGCTGGCATTTTCTATTTCCTATTAAGTACTAATGTCTGCGCCTAAGACAATTCGTTTATATGCACCTGCGGCACTGTCAAATATGGCGAGACATGGATTACCTGAAGCTCCATCGGTAACAAAAATCATTTTACCGTGTTGTCCTGTTGGCACGGTACCCACCGTATAATTTCTTAGATCAAGTTCAACTGCACGAGCCTGAACATAGTTTGAATCAACTAAAGTTGCAACCTCCGCAGAATCCAAATTAACAGTTGCTCTTGCATTCACATAGTCTGAGTCAACAAGGGCAATAACTTCAGCCGAATCAACCGTGAATACTTTGATCATGTCGGAATCAAGTACTGTAGGTGTGCCTGTGAGTGCGGCATATGTTTTATCTTGTCTTAACTGAACATAGTCAGAATCAATGAGGGCAATGGCTTCGTCTGAATCCAAGAATGAATCAATGTTTAGTCTGTTGGCAATATATGCAGAATCAATTAATGCAATGACCTCATCGGAATCAACAGAGTTTGCTTGAACAATAATAAGAGTAGAGGAAGAATCAAAAGCGGTTCCTGTAATGAGAGAAATATAATTTGAATCTACAATCTTTGAGATGTCTGATATGAGAGCAACTGTTCCGGAACTATCTGGCAAAGATATGCTGTTATCTTTTGTCGGGTCAATGACTAAGAACCGAGTTTCATGGGAATCATCTGTAGTTCCCTCGAACACGATTGTTCTGTTATCAAAACCGATACCGTCTAAGCTACCGCTTGACCCTACCTGTAATTGTAGAGCAGCAACATCGCCGAACAACTCTGAAAAGTTGTTGTTAATTTTGGTTGCACCAGTCCGAAGGTCATCACCTGTACCGTCGTTTCCGGCTAACCCTATGTCGATAATTTCTCTTGCCATTTTTTATACCCTAAAACCTAGTAACTCTATTTATAAAGGTTATTGTCACTTTCTAAAATATGCCCTTGCGCTAAAGTCATCTAATGTAGATGAGAACCTGATTGCTGAAGCATTAGCCGAATCAGCAGAATCATCAAATGACTGGTAGAATCCACCCCATTCATAGATGTCATCGTAATATTTCTCAACTTGTGTTATTGTCAAATTCTGATAATCATTTAAGTTTCTATACAAGCTGTAACGGTCGCGTAATGCAAAGTTGGCGCTGTCTGCAGCATAACTAGGTGTATAGTAACCTTGTGCCGCATAGACGTTTGCATCTGGGTTAATTCTATCAGAGTCAAGACCGTCATATAGGCTTGCAAGTGATGAAGGACCTGAAAGTGCACCAACTGCTTCACCTTCCGCATTAAACTGGAATTGTGCAGTACTAAACCTATTGACTATATTTGCACCAGGATCAAAGATTGATTCAGCCGTGGTAATGGTAACTTTTGGTTCTGATTCAAGAACTACGTTTGCACCCAGATAAAACCCTGCAGGATGTACATATCTTCTATAAACATCGGCCCAATCCAAAAGGGGGATGGGACCTCTAATTAAAACAGAAAACACCTGGAACAATGCACCGTCTTGAAGTTTCTTTGCATCTTCCACGCCTATGGCAGATTGCCCTACAATAAACAAACTATCTTTAGGATAGATTACCTCTATCTCTTCGTTAAAGAATGCTCTGAAAAATCCATGTACAGAATATTCGGAACCTTTTACTCTGAAGAAGTTACCAAAGTTTCTAATAACTTCTCTAGGTGTTGTGAATGTAGCCCCGGCAACACCTAGACCTAACTCATCAAATAGTAGATCTAGGTATTGCAACTTTGTGTCTTCAATATCTCTAATGGTTTGCAGTTCTTCTACTATACCACCAAAGTTATCAGCAGAATCCAAAAATTCGTAATAGGCATCTAAGAATTGTATTAGGTTAGGATAGTCTATCCTAAAATGTTCTGGCAATACCTCATCAACAAGACTTTTGTTGAAATTTATGGCGTGCCTATTATAGTGCCTTTGAGTTTGTGCAAAACCAGTATGTGCCATTATGATACCGTTAATGTAGTATTTTGTCTGTCAAGAGTTGCTGTAGTAAATGTCTCGTCTTTGTCAAGTCTAATTACATAGTTACGTAAAGGTCGTATGACGCTTGGATTCAAAGGTTTGACAGAAATTTTAATAAATGGATTTCCACCGATAAACTGTTGAGGAGTGAACCCTACAATTTTAACCTGTCCCTTTGTCGGTATATATTCACCAACATTATCAAGAAGAACATTACCATCCACATCAACAACTTGTAATGTTTGTGTGTTGAGTTTATTTTTAATCTGACAAACTGCTCCATTAAACTCAAATATGGATGAAGTTACCGTGTGTGATATATCATCAGGCCCTTCAATCTCCATAGGAAATTCTAATTCAAAGGTCCTCTTTATACCTAATGTAGGTTCAAACCTAAGTTGAGCTTTGACATCAGCCTTACTTGACAAGATGGCTGGATCAATGGCATCTATTTCTGTTAGCAGATTACTACGACGGAATATAGTGTCAAACTTATTAAGATTATTTACAAAGTATTGTAAAATAAAGTTATACACTGATGTTTCTGTTGCCGCTAGGGTAAATCCAGACAACGATGGATCAAAGTTAAACCCTACGTTTAACTCTAGGAACATATCCGTTGGGTCAACAAACTTTGTGGTTATTGATACCACTGATAGATTATCAGTAAAATTTCTGACAATCTGATCTTTAATTTGATCTTTTATTGTTTGTGATACGGTTGATGGAAAGTTTAGAGAAACATAAACAGCACCGTAGTCAAGAGGCACGTTTTGGTCTCCTGACCAAACATTACAATCTGATACATCAGTGAAATTACTTAAAATCATTCCTTTATAATCTAAACCAGTAACAAGCCTTTGTTGTGCAGCGTATGCAATAGGGGCAAGTTGTCTGATACTTTCAATGGACTGTTTTACGGCACCACCAGATGACTCAGTGTTTGTTGTGACAACTACTGGATAGTTAACTTGGTTTACTGATATATCAGCATTGGCAGTAAACTGTGTTCCGTTGTTGGCCGCAGGGCCCTTGGATGACAGGTATGTTACAACAACTTTATTACCTGGGTCTGGCTTCTTACCAAACGATACACCATCACCAAAATTCAGTTCATAGTAACCGTTTGGTGCCTCACGGATGGTGTATACCGTAGTGTCTTTGTCAATTGTTACGGCTTTTTTCAATGGCACATAGGTGATTTGACTGCTTGAAGTTGCTGTATCAAACACCTGGACAGTTGCTGTTGATGTGTCGATTGTTTCATCTGGTATTACAAATATCTGTCTTTCATTTTTCTCACCAACAAAGAATGTCTTTGTTTTTTCTTCACCTTCAAAAATAGGTATGTTTTCCGATCCTGTAGATGTCTTAAACTCATAGTTACCTGTGCCATCATCTCTTGCAAAGTGTGATTCCAAAAGCCTAAATGTATATGCAACACCATCAATAGAGCTGTTGAAAGTAAATCCTGCTGTTAACTGAATTTGTGGAGGTCTATTCTGCACCCCTGCCAAGTTTACATTAAGGTTGACTATGGCCTTTGATGTGGTCGTTGACCTAACTTCATACCCTAGTGTCTCTGCATGTGAAACAACGGACGAACGTAATTGTGCTGTATTTAAAAATGATTCATTGATTGCGAAGTTTGCGGTAAGGCCGTTGACATGAGTGTTATATGCCAAGACATCGAGGACGTTGTTTAGACCAGAGGCCTCGAAATCAAAATCAGCAAATTCGTCTTGTGACTTAAAAAAGTTTTTAAGTGAGTTTTTAATATTTTGAAAGTCAAGTTCACTTGATTTAATACTGGTAACCTGTGACATTTATCTAAGCCTCGCTAGTGAAACATCTACGGTCACAATCTCTTGAGTATTAACAACCTGAAATGTGATGGATGCATTCAATGTGTTACGTTCTGGGATCTGCTCTACGGCAATAGACAAAACCCTTGCCCTTGGTTCATAGTTCTCTATAGACTCAGCCATTAAGTCTTGGATATATTCTGGATCAAACTCTGTGTCCAGAGAAAACAATGCACTATTAAGGTTTGATCCAAAGTTAGGCTGAAAAGGTTTTTCACCTCTTGTGGTTAATAACAAATTTTTTACTGCTTGTTTTACGGATGCAGCATCTATCTTTTTAAATAAATCACCCGCAGGTTTGGCAACGAATGCAAGATCAATGTCAGTAAAATCTTTGGTACGAGAACTAACAATAGATTTACTAAGATTTTGATCTTCAATAGAAAATGCTCTAGCCATAAAAACCTCTAATTATTTAATCCTATTTATATAATTTCTACAAGTTCGCCGTTGGTTTGTGTGTAGTTATTGTATCTTGTTTCAATATCATTTCTATATCTCATTTTCCAATCTGGATTACATGGTGGCATCTGAATTATAAGTTGTGCATTCAAACTACCGTCTGGGTTGTATGAATCATAATCCAAAATCATTTTATCAAAGTTTGTATAGTCTTTACAATAGACAGCAAGTTCAAACGTTTTTGGCACATCTATGTTACCAGTAAGATCTCTTAATTCGTAAACTACAACCTGACCACGTGATGCCAAGAAGTTCAGGCTATCCACATCCAATGTTTCACCTGCTTCTTTTTTATATAAACCTTCGGCCACAATTAATCTGTGCTTGTTGCCTTTATCTAAAAACTCTTGTGCTTGTCTGATAAACTCTGCATTTGCATATAGGTTTCTAGCAATCTGTAATCGGTCAATATCATCCGTGATATGTTCAAGAGTTGCTGGGTCTGCATATCCTCCACAGAATTTAGCCACTGTGATACCACGACCGAGTTTTGTTTTACCTGTTATGACTCCGTCTCGTTTCATCTGAAACTCTGGGTTGTACAGTTGGTTAGGTATCAACGTTGTTTCAAGTAATGAGCTAGCGTCTCCTGCTATTCTTTCCGCTTGAACGTTTTGATTACCTAATGTTTTACCTTTAGGGAATACAGCTGTTGCATCTTTGTTAAATATCCGACCTATGTCAAAACTCTGTGGTTTCTGTTCCACATAACTTGCGGACAAGATTCCTTCAGATATACATCTACCGATAAAATCTGAGTTTCTTGATGTATTTGGATCTCTTAATTTAGACCTTACTGTGTCTGTAGTTAATCTGACTTTGGAAATACCACCATAGTCTACCGACTTGTTAACAGTATCTCTAATTGCATCACCTTGGTCAATCT